GCCGTCGCCGACACCGTCGCCGGCAACTACACCACCTGCCACCAGACCGCTGCGCAGCTGACCGCGTTGCAAGCTTGGGTGGAAGCCCATGCACCGCCTGCCGAGGCGGCCCCGTGAGGAAACCTGCTGCCCTGCGCGCGCACCTGATGGCTGCTATGCCGGAGCTGGCACGCGACGCAGAGCGCCTGCTGGTCTTCGTGGACGCGGGCTCGCTCGTGTCTACCTTCGCGCCTGGCCCAGCGTTTCAGTACAGCTACACGCTCAACCTGGTCATCACCGACATGGCCGAGGATCCCGACCGGCTGATGTTCCACCTGACCGAGTGGATCCGGGCCGAGCAGCCCGAGCTTATGGCCAACGCCGCGCGGCGCGAGGAAGTCCGCTTCGAGGTGGACGTGTTGGCCAACGACAAGTTCGACGTGTCGATCAAGCTCCCGGCCACCGAACGGGTGATCGTCGCGCGCGATGCCGGCGGGCAACTGCAGTTCACCAACCCCCCCGAGCCGCAGATTCCTGCCGATTGGGATCCCTCCGGTGGATGAACTGGCGGCGCTGGAGACCTGGGCTGCGCCCCTGCTCCGCCGACTGGAGCCCGGCGAGCGTCGCCGCCTGGCCCGCACGGTCGGCACCGCTCTGCGCCGCGCGCAGACCCAGCGCATCGCCCGCCAGCAGAATCCCGACGGCACGCCCTACGCGCCTCGCAAACAGCAGCTGCGCACGAAGGCCGGCCGCATCAAGCGCTTGAAGATGTTCGTCAAGCTGCGCCAGGCCAAGCACTTCAAGATCATGGCCACCGACCAGGCTGTGTCCATCGGCTTTACCGGCCGTGTCGGGCGCATCGCCCGCGTGCATCAGGAAGGCATGATGGATTCGGTACGTCCCGGGGGGCCACGCACGCGCTACGAGCAGCGCGTGTTGCTTGGCTTTACGCCGGCTGATCGCGAGCTGGTCAAGCAGCTGCTGCTCACGCACCTAACTTGACCTGAGCGCTCTGGCGCAGCGATACACGCCGGACGGAGCAGCGGCGCGCTCATTTGGCAAGTGGGAAACTTCCTTACACACGGCAAGCCTTTCCCTTACAACCGGTAATCCGCACCGACTGTTACAGTTCGGCGCGAAACCGAACATGGAGTTCGGTACAGGGGACACCATGTCTGCAAACACTCTCGCCGCGCCGTCTTCGTCTGCCTCCAAAGCCGCGTGGATCTGCCTGGCCATCGCTTGGGCTTGCTTTGTGCTGCCCATCCCAGGTATCGGCCTGTTTATCGGCTGGCCGCTCAATCTGGTCGCCTTCATTCTTGCCATCGTCGCCATGGCCAAGCGCGGCGCAACGGCTGGCCTATGGCAGTTGCTGGCTTCGCTGGTTGTATCGCCCATCGTTTACTTCATCGGCCTGGCCATCATGGCGGCCATCGGTGGCGCCGCCGCTCAGAACGCTGGTACCGCCGCTGCCGAACGAAAGCAGGCCGCTACGGAAACAGCCACCCAGGCACCTGCCACGCAGCAGGAGCAGCCGATCGTGCTTGATGCGCGCCGTCTGCACGCAACCTACAGCGCCAACGAAGTTGCCGCCGATCAGCAGTTCAAGGGCAAGCCGTTGCTTGTGACGGGTACCATTGAAGCGATCGACTCTGGCTTCGGTGACGAACCTGACATTCGGCTGTCGGCTGGTGACTTTGAGTTCGTCATGGTCAAGGGTGTGCCGGCGTCCAAGGCCGCGACGTTGGCCAAGGGACAGCAGATCACGGTACTTTGCACTGGCGGCGGCGAGATCATCGGTTCGCCGGTGCTGGACGACTGCACGCTCCAGTAACGTAGCGCCGGCCGCTTTCGAGCCCGCCGTTCGTCAACCTACCGCGTTTCGATTTCGATCAGGGCACCCGCAGGGGTGCCCTTTTTTTGTAGCCGCGCTTGTAACGCACGGGCTAGCTGGGCCATTGGTGGGAAAGCAGCGACGCTGAGCCGTCGCCCCGAATCCCATCATCATGGCCTCCTACACCGCGGTTGACCTGTCCAAGCTGCAGGCGCCCGATCTCATCGATGAGCTGGACTTCGAGACCATCTTCGCCCAAGCCATGGCGCAGCTGGTGCAACTGGTGCCGGAGTTCACCGCCCTGGTGGAATCCGACCCCGTCTACAAGCTGGTGCAGCTGTTCTGCGCACGTGAGCTGGTATTGCGGCAGACGGTCAACGACAAGGCCCGCCAGTGCATGCTGGCTTTCGCCACCGGCACCAACCTGGACCACATCGGCGCGCTCTTCGGCGTGTCCCGCCTGACGCTAGATCCGGGTGATGCGGATCAAGGCATCGCGCCGACGTTGGAGCCCGATGCAGATCTGCGTCGCCGCATCCAGCTGGCCCCGGAGGGCTTCAGCGTGGCGGGGCCAGAGGGCGCCTACATCTTCCATGCCCTGAGCGCGCACGCCGACGTGCTAGACGCCAGCGCAACCAGCCCCACGCCCGGCGACGTGATCGTCACCGTCCTGTCCCGGCAGGGCGATGGCACCGCAGGTGCGGAAGTACTCGGCGCGGTCACCGACGCCCTACGGGACGACGACGTGCGCCCGCTGACCGATGCGGTCACGGTGCAGAGCGCCGAGATCGTTCCCTTCGAGATCCACGCCCGCGTCTACACCTTTGCCGGCCCGGATCGCGCGGTCGTGATGGCCGAAGCTCTGCGCCGCCTCAATGCCTACCTGGCCGAGTCTCATCGCATCGGGCGGGACGTGCCCGAGTCCGCCATCAAGGCCATGTTGTTTGCCGAGGGCGTGCAGCGCGTGGAGCTGGACTCGCCCACCGCGGACGTGGTCATCGGCCGCACGCAGGCGCCCTACTGCACCCTGGTTGACGTGGAGCACGCCGGCGTCGATGAGTAACGGCCTGCCCCCGAATTCCACCGCGCTGGAGCAGGCGCTGGCCGCACTGACCGCGCGGCTGGAGGCCATACCCACGCCGCTGCCGACGCTGTGGGACGCCGACCGCTGCCCGGTCGATCAGCTCCCGTGGATGGCGTGGGCGCTGTCCCTGGACGATTGGCAGCCGGATTGGAGCGAAGCGGTCAAACGCCAGCGCGTGCGCAGCGCTATCGCGATCCAGCGGCGCAAGGGCACGGCCAACAGCGTGCGCATGGTGGTCCAGTCCTTTGGCGGCGCGGTGGCGATTCGCGAGTGGTGGCAGACCGAGCCGCGCGGCGAGCCGCACACCTTCGACCTGTCCCTCACGCTCACCGGCGCAGATGGCCAGAGCGCCAGCGCCCAATTCGTTGACGCGGTAATTGCGGAGGTCGAGCGCACCAAGCCCGTGCGATCCCATTTCACATTCACCCAAGGATTCCAGGCCGAGGCGCGCGTAGGCGTGTTCGCGGTCGCGCGGGCGGCGACCTATCGCCGGCTGCTGATGGAAGCCGAATAACTGGACCCGCCCATGCCCGGACTGAAGCTCCAAGTCACCAACGCTGGCCGCGCCGCCCTGATCAATGCGCCCAACACCGGCACCAACGCCGTGTTGGTGTCGCAGGTGGGTATCGCCAACACCCCGTTCGCCGCCTCGGCGGCGCTGACGGCGCTGCCCAGTGAGATCAAGCGCATCGACACGGTGGGTGGCACGATCACCGCGGCTGACACCGTGCATGTGTCGGTGCGCGATGAGACCACAGACGTCTACGACTGCTATGGCTTTGGCCTGTACCTGTCCGATGGCACGCTGTTCGCGGTGTACAGCCAGCCCACCCTGCTCTTGGGCAAGGCGGCCGCGGCGATGATGCTGCTCGCCCTAGATGCGGTCTTCACCGACATCGACGTAACCCAGCTGACGTTCGGCGACACCAATTTCACCGACCCGGCGGCCACCACCGAGGTGCCCGGCGTCGTCGAGCTGGCCACCGAGACCGAGGCGACCAGTGGCACGGACAAGGTTCGTGCAATCACCGCTTTCCTGCTGAAGAAGGTCTTGGATTCCCGCTTCGGTGCTGGCGCGCCCTCGGAGTTCGTGAAGGGGCTGCTTGGGTTGGGAACAGCTGCGCTTCTACGCACTGCCTTGGAGCTTAAGGGCGCTGCGCTGAAGGATGAAGGAGACGGCAAAGGTCTGGACGCTGACAAGCTAGATGGCAAACACGCCAGTGACTTCGCCGCCGTTACCCACGGCCACGCCATCTCCGCCATTGCAGGTCTGGCCGATGCGCTTGCGGCCACGTGGAACAACAGCAACTTTGACCCCAATAGCAAATACGACAAGGCGGGTGGCCAGGTCAGCGGACAAGTGCTGATCAACTTGGGCCCTCTCGGCACTGCCCAGGGCGACACCAACACCAACCTGATCCTGCGCAACACCTCCGCCAATCTGGACTTCCTCGAAGCTCAGATCTACCGCCAGACGGCTGGCTCTTCGTGGGATACGGCGGCATACCGCATTCGACGGCGTGTCGATTCCACCGTCCAGGGCTTCGTTGACTTTCCAGGATCTGCGAGCGGCAAAGTCTTGTCATTCGGCAGCGGCGCGACTGAACGCGGCTACCTGGGGGTCGATGGCCGCTGGGTGTTTCTGACGAATGCCGCATTTGGTGGCTGGGCTTCAGCGGTCGGCACCATACACGGCGACTCGACTGGGGCTGGCCAGGTCGCAGCATTCCAGATTGGCAATGATTGCTCGCTGTGGGATATCAACGTTAGTGGTTCGGCGTGCCTGCAAAGCGTCAGCGACTCGACTAAGGGCGTGCTGTATTTCGGTAGTGACAAGCAGGTTTGGTACGGAGTGCATCCCACCAACACCGGTGGCTCGACGCAGGGTGTGAAGAGCCAGCACCAGATCAACGTCGCAAACGGCGGCTTCTATTACCAGTACTACGACACCCAGCACGTCGCCACTTACAAGCGCGCGGGTGGCTATTCGTTCTACTGGCGCAAGAACGCCACCGGCGCGCCCGGGGGCGCTGGTGAGGTCGAACTGATGAGCGTCAATGACGCAGGGAAGCTGTGGACGCTGAGCGGCTACGGCTGGGGCTCCTCGCGCAAGCTCAAGGACGTCATCGGCGCATCGCCTTACGGTCTGGCCGAGGTCGAACAGCTGCAGGTCAACATCGGACGCTACAAGCGTTCGTATAACCCCGACGGCCGCGTGCGGCTCTTCCTCGATGCCGAGCAACTGCTGGAGCTGATGCCCGAAACGGTGGACGCAGAGGGGGTGTCCTTCAACGGCGAGATGGTCCCGGGCGTGCAGTTCGATCAGCTATTGCCCGTTGCTTTCAATGCAATCAAGCAGCTTTCCCACCGCCTGCGCGACCTGCAGGCCGAAGTCGCCGACCTGCGCGACGCACTGACCTGAGAGACCCCATGGAAACCAATTCCCGCATCCGCAACCTGGCCCCCGGCGTGGACGTTGAGCGCATCGCAGTGGAGTCGCACTTCTTCTATGACCCGCTCACCGGCAACGCGAACGTGGTGTTTCAGGGCATGGAGTTCCTGATCGTCGAGGGCGCCGTCAACAAGATGCTCGACGGACGCGAGCCGTTGACCACGACTTCCGACGAGATCGCCCTGCGCACCTTCGCGCCCGGCCTGGCAGACCCGGTGACGGGCCAGGACCTGTCGAACGTCAGTGCTGCGGGGATCGTGGTCTACCTGAAGGCGGTCTACGACACCTTGCACAACGAGCGCGCTGCCGCCGAGGCCGCCGCGCAGGCCGCATGGGAAGCTGCCCAGCTGCCGCCGGCTGGGGCGGGCCAGGAGTAAGCCATGCCCAGCGGCTACGCCAATGCGGCCGGCATGGACTTTGATGACGTCTTCGACCCGTTCGTGCAGGGGGACAAGGCGGCCGCCACCGGTTACTTCACCAACGATGGCAACGACCTGAATCAGCGTTATGCGCCGCTGGTCTACGGAGTCAAGGCAGCCGACGTGGGTTACAGCGACAACGCGGGCAGCGACGTGAGCAACCGCTTTGCCGCCAAAGGCACGGCGCAGTACTCGCTGGCGTTCAACGGGAAGAGCTACCAAAGCAGCCGCCAGGCGTTGACCAACGAGAACACGAACATTACCGCGAGTGTCTCGGTCAGCATCCTGGCCGACGGCACGTGGTCGATCGCAGCGATGACCGGTTTGCCAACCTCTGGCACCTGGCTGCCAGCCGGCCGCTCAGTCTCTGAGTACTCGGTCCAAATCGCCACCAGCGGCAACAGCCGGGCCACCGTCTCCAACAGCGCGCCGGGCTACGTTGCTGCGTCCGGTTCAGCGGGCGCGACCATCAGCGCCACCGTGCGCGGCCAGAGCCTGGACGTAATCGATGAGACCATCTCGGTCACGGTGTACCTGCGCCACACTTCGGGGCTGGTCACCACCAGCCATTTCGCTGCCCGCGTCTTCGTGCAAGGCTACCTGTAGCAGCCGAGCTTACGCGCCAGCAGGCGTGAGCGTTCGCACGCGCGCGAGGACCATGGACACATGGCCTCGCCCGACCACACCCGCAACCTGTCCAACCTGATCCGCCTCGGCACCGTCGCCGAGGTGGATCTGACCGCGCGGCGTTGTCGCGTGCGGTCGGGCGAGCTGGTCACCGACTTCCTGCCCTGGCTGGTCCCTGCCGCCGGCGCGCTGATCGTCTGGGCTGCGCCCAGCGTCGGGGAGCAGGTGCTGGTG